CCGAATCATCGGGGACCTCCTATACGAAAGTCATTAATGAACATCTTTCAATCTCTCGACCTGCTTTTCCCCTGCGGTGAAAACCGCATTTTTGGAGAAGTCGTGGCCATCAATCTCGATATCGGGAATCTTATGATTTCCGAGAAGAGAAAGTCGGTTCACGTGAACGCGTCTGTAAATGCATTTCATATGCATCGCAGTCTCGTCAGGCAGTTTCGAGAGCATGTAGATGCTCAGGAATTGACCTTCGCGGACGAGCGCGCTATCAAGCGCCTCATCGTCCTCTGTGTGTTGAACTCGTACCTTGCTAATTACAAGGACTCCATCCAATACAGTGACTACAGTCTCGTCGCACCTGAACAGCATTCTCCCGTAAGGGAGAGCTGGTCGGCGTGGTGGGTCTGTGGTCCGCTGGATTGGCGTGAGGTTGGCGATTGGACACAGCAGTCTTTGCAGACTGTTGTTACAAACGCCGTTCGTAGCCACACTTAATAGGTAAGGCCCCGGTTGATCCCGGGGGCATCTCGGTCTTAATTGACCCTTGTAGCAACTTGGAGGTGATGGAAATGGGGAAGACTCGTAAGATTAAACCCGGAAGGGCTAACCGTACGCGCCATACCCCGGCTCCTTTCATCTTCAAGAAGCACAAGCTTCCTGAGCGTCCTCTGGATCGAATCCAGGTGGACAGTACAGGAACGTCCCCTCAAGGGGGACGACGCCAAGTAACTGGCATTCGCTATCCGGTATACCCTAACACCCGAGTCCCTAGGGGCAAAGTTGTTAGTGATCCGTTGGGCAATTATACGTACACGGCGGGGTACAACTGTGTTACAACAGATGAAACCACGTCGAGAATTGCCCCGGTGACACGCGTAAAAACCGTGTCGTCTACTGGGACGCCTAATTTTAAAAAGATTAAGCGTCGCGATTTGCCGTTCAATCCGTACTCTATGACCTACGAAGCAGTGGCGACACTGCCCGGAGAATGGAGTGCTGGGAACCTTGGCTATCCGTGTAGGGAGAAGTACTTTGGTTATATCTATAACCGAGTACCACATTCTGGCAAAGGAGTATGGCCTACGTTTACAGATTCGACCAAAAAGTCGGCTGAAACGAAAGCAATGCTCCGCGTCAAGAATATGAAGATTAATCTAGCTCAGGCGTTCGGTGAGAGGAAGCAAACCGCTCATCTGCTCCAGACTAGTATTAATCGGCTTGCAACCGTGGCTCTAGCTATACGAAACGGTAAACTTGGACACGCCGCTCGCGTCATGGGTCTTGGCTCTAAAGGAGGCAAGATCATTGGGCGAAATCGGTCATATCCAGAATTTATCGGCGCTCAGAAAGATAATCTGGCGAACATATGGCTTGAGTTCACATATGGTTGGAAGCCTCTCCTGGCGGATATCTACGGAGCAACTGAACATCTAGCCTACCTTTACAATGCCCGTAGGGCATTAAGGGCCTCGGCACGAGAAAGTCAGAGTCAATACAAGTTGGGGTTCCTTAAGGGAACCGCTTCTGGACCGTACTCTGGTCTTAACGTCTGGGGAGAGTTCAGCGACTCAGTTTTTGAGTCCCGTAGCAAAGTCATTCTCGAGTTTACGGAGGATGACACGTGGCTTGACTCTTTGTCTCGTACAGGTATAACGAATCCTGCGCTTTTGACGTGGGAGCTCCTTCCTTACAGCTTCGTTGTTGATTGGTTAATTCCCGTTGGGGATTACCTTTCATGCATCGATGCCGGGTCGGGTCTCCGCTTCAAAAGAGGGATGTGTTATACTGTGACAAAGCAGTTTGATGTCACGTACTGGAAGGAGTTATCACATGCTCCACCGAATACTGGCTTTGATCAAAGCGCAAGTATGAAGGGGAACACGCAAACTCGTAGGAAAGAGCAAAAGACACGGGTTATTTATAACTCGTTTCCGATGCCAAGTTTTCCTAGCTTCCAGCCAAAGCTGGGGATTGAAAAGGCGGTAACGTCTCTAAGTCTCCTTAATCAACTATTTAGAGGTAGAACCTCAGTTAGGTAACTGCTTAATGGCAGCAGCAAGTCCGGTCGTCTTGAATGACGGCCAAGCAACCCCCGTAGCGCATACGTTTACGCCGAAACGAATTGGTGATGGAAACACCAACAACTCGATGATGGCGGAATACGAGGACCGCTCAGGTGGCGTCGTGGTGGGATTTCCAAAAATCTCCATCATGATGCGCTACCCTGATAAGAACCTTCGTACAACGAAGGTCTCGATCAAGGTGTCCCGTCCTGTCCTAGAGACGGTCAGCAATAGTACCGTGTCCGGTATCGCTCCGGCGCCTACGCTTAGTTACGTCCCTATGTTCTCTGGAGAGTTTGTTCTCCCCGAGCGCAGTGGGATTAACGATCGCAAGGATATCCTTGCGTACGTTCGTAACCTGCTGGCGCACGCGGTGGTAACCTCGGCTATTCAGGACCTGGAGATGCCCTACTAACGTAGGGCCACGGATAAATACCGTGGATATCCTCAAGTTCATCATAGTCTCGGTTATCGTCACGTTGTTTATGCTCCTCCTTTTCCAGGGGAGTCATCATATCGGAGTTAAAGATGAAAGTTCAACTTCATCGCGGCAGGGCATTCGAAATGCCGACAGCCGACCGGCAGAAGGTACAGAGGTGGGTCAGTGAGTTATACCGACTACTCCCAAAAGGAGCAGACCAAAGCGACCCTGTTGAAGGAATTCTTCAGGGACCGCCCAAAGTCGTGGTGGATTATGCTCATGACCTCCGTGCTGTCCGTCGCGACAGGCTCCGGGCCGATTTCCTTAGAAAGTATCGTGGCTTTGCTACGAATACTGCTAGAGAAACAGCCATAGCCACCTTCATAACGGCTGAAGCCCAGTGTCGAGAGACAAATAATCGAATCCGTAGAATGCGAGCTGGGGTAGTAACCCCTTACGTTGACTCCATCATGTTGATGGCACAACGGACAATTGCTTTCACTCTCGGCCGGTTCAATGTCTCCGAACTGCTGGACCTAAGTCGTTGGGGGCCTGGTGCGACATCCGCCGTAGGCGGTACTCGCGTCAGTGTCGAGAAGAAGTTCAGCGTCCACGCTGAAGTGACGCCGGGATTTTACCAGATGGGTGCTCAGTTAATGAGCCTCATCCCCTCGTGGTCTGCCTTGCAAGCAGATACCGACTTTGGTACGTGGGTTACCCCGTTGCCAAAGATCGTCCGAGGAAGTAAAATCAGCTTCGTTCCTAAGACAGTGGAAACAGATAGAATTATCGCAGTCGAACCACATCTAAATGTCTACTTCCAAAACGGAATAGGGCGCATGCTTCGCAAGCGCCTGAAACGTGCGGGGGTAGACTTGGATGACCAAACGACTAATCAGCGTTTGGCAAAACTCGGTAGTCTTGATGATTCGCTTGCAACCATCGACCTAAGCAGTGCTTCGGACACAATCTCGCGATTGTTAGTAGAAGAACTGCTTCCGGCCGATTGGCTCCATTGGATGAATCTGACTCGAAGCGATCAGGGGTGGTTCCAAGGCAAATGGTTGAGATTTGAAAAATTCTCTTCCATGGGCAATGGTTTCACTTTTGACCTCGAGTCCCTCATCTTCTGGGCACTGTCAAAGGCCGTCTGCGACCTCGAACAGTATAATTCATTCTGGGTAAATGTCTTTGGAGACGATATCGTCATTCCTTCGGGCGTGTATGATAAAGTTTCTGAGGTCCTTTCCTGGTGTGGTTTTACTGTGAACAGCAAGAAATCTTTTAAGCATGGCCCTTTTCGAGAGTCATGTGGTAAGGACTACTTGCGAGGAGCAGACGTGAGACCCGTATATCTGAAAGATATACCGACCACTCCACTGCACTGGATACGACTCGCTAACGCGTTTCGACGACTCGCTCACAACTGGGCCTCTGGCCTAGCGTGTGATCCGAGTTTACGGAGCGCTTACGATTACTGTGTCGCACGCATCCCTAGGAATATGCGTTTCCGCATACCCGACGGATTTGGCGATACAGGCCTCATCGGAAATTTCGATGAAGTGTGCCCAGAGCCTTGGGGTGATGGCTGGGATGGCTGGAAGGTATTTCATTTGTCCTTACGGGCAGTGACGTACCAAACAGACAGCCGTAGCCTCGTTACTGCCAGTGTCTACAAAATAGGCAACGGCATTAACAATGTCCCTTTACGGGACGTGGTCTCAGTTAGAGAAGCCCCCATGTTCGTGCCAAAGAGGATGTGGCACGACTTGGG